CTCTGAGGGATTAAAAATGAAACGGAAGCATAAATATACACGGAGAGAGATTGAACAGCGTGCAAAGGAAAACAGTGTAATGTATTGGAAGGCACGAGATAAGCAAAGACGTAGGAAACAGAGTTAAGGTAATCCGTTTAGTTGGAGGATATATAAGATGTTTGTGTCAAGAGTAACGAAACTATCTTCTATGGGTTCACTGGACAAGAAGGATAGGCGAAGCCTGATTGAATTGTATTGTAATGTTGCAAACCTCTTGGATGTTGACGAACGGATGTTGTTTCATTTGTATTACAAACACGGGTATTCTACTATCGAGATCGCACAGTTGCTAATGAAACATGATGTCACTATTCATAGACGATTGATACGTATTGGCCGTAAACTAACTAAAATGATGGAGAATAACTAACGTAGAAGGTAGATATGGTTCTTTTAATACTGTCCCTCTGCGGAGGTATGGGGGGCAGACTTAACAGAATGATAACGTAATTGGAGGGTATATAGAATGAGTACACAAAAAAGGAAAACATTAGAGGCATTATTTCAGGAGGAAATGATAGGAACCTACGATAAACTACAAGACGTATTACGAGAAGTTCGGGAACAGAGACAATCTTTTGTCTCTACGAAATACCCCGAAGTAAAAAGGAACATTGATTTAGCGTACCAACATTTAGAGGACGCCTCAATGCGTATAATAAAGATTGATAACATAGTAGGAGGATATGTAGGATGAACACAGATAAACAAGGAAATAAGATAGCTGAGAAGAAGGTATCAAAAATCGTTAAGAGTGCCAATATTCGGAGTAAAAGACTCAATGCAATTAGTGGTGGTTTGAATACGAACAGGAAGTTTTGTAGTGTGTGTGGGTATAGGATTCGTGGAGCTAATCATGTTAAGGGAGAACATCATATTCGTTGTGTCAATGCAACTACAAATTGACCACGTAGAATAAGTGGGAGATAGTGGGGAGTGCTCATAATTCACCCATAACAAATACAATTTTCATTTCATAAGACCCGGAGGTGACTCTTGCCCAGTCCATACCTTCGGGTCTCCTCTTTACCTCCGCAGAGTAAAACCTCCAATCGTCGATCCATGAATAGATTAAAGTCATACACATCTACATAGTAATCACTACGCCACATAACCAATAAACAGTCAACAGCTTGTTTCAAATATACATCGTCCATACAATACCTATCGGTTATAATCATCAGCGAGATAACTACAATATCCCTTCGCAATCACTGGCACTATTACTCCCTCCGCAGAGTTTAACGCCTTAAACAGCCTGTGGTGCGTCCACTTCTGAGCCAAACCCTACCAAACAACTACAATTCACCTCCGCAGAGTGGGTAGTGATGATTACCGTCCTATAATATCCCACCAATCCAGTAGGGTATCCCAGCATATCCCACTAAAACAGTAGGGTTTATAGGACGTTGCCCGAATACGACTATCCGAAATGCCTTTCCTCTGCGGAGGTTCGCCGTTGTTATGGGACTATATAGTATGGCTTATGGGGCGGATGCCGATAATGATGTGATTTTCACTCTGCGGAGGCTGTACATGATGGGGAGATGGTCGATAAAATCCTACGTGAGACCCCCCCCACCGGCCCCCTGCGAAAGTCCGATAGTCTTAGTCAAAGGCCTCACTCGTTCTGATGAACCTTTTTAATTCTCGTCCATTTCAACTTTTTTTATTCTTCGACCTCCCTTATTTAGAAATACAGACATAAAATGTATATAGCATTAATATATGAAGTATTATAAAAAGCAAAAGAACAACCGTAGCACAGTTATTAGTATCATCAAGCCATCTCATATCTTATTTTTTCCCTTTCATTTTGATGAACTTTTTTTATTCTCGACTCTGCGGAGGATCACCTAACCACATTTTACAAAGGTAATCCAAATTTTCAAAAAACTCTTTCCTTGATTTCTTTTTCTCCGCAGATAGAGAAGGCCTTTCTAAATTCTCCGCCGTCTCCTTCTCCAACTCCTCTTTAATCCAATCACGAACTTCATACCCATAATCTAATGGTATATCTCTAATAGCATTATCCAAATATTTCAATGCCTCTCTCCAACCTTCTTGTTGTTTTTTTCTCCAGAAATCAACTGCTTCTTGATCTGTTTTAATAGAATGATTTTTTTTGGGAAATCTTTTCTCAAACTCTTTCATTGTTTCAATTCCTCATCTATAAAATAACAAACATCTTCCGGTGTATAGTTTTCAACTTTAACTCTGGCCCATTTTAATGCTTCTTTCCATCCTTCTTCCCGAAGTTGTTCACATAACCTACAACTTATATCCCATTGACTACAGTGAGAAATCTCACACATCTCTTTTTCCTTTTTCTCAAACTCTTTCATCGTCTCACCTCTTTCTTTAATAGATTTTCTCAAGCAATTACTAATACAATCGTTACAATCGTTACATCCTTATCCCGTGGCCTATGGTAGCCTATCCACCCTTAACCTTCCTAAAGGAAAAAAAATAAATATATAGAGGGGGGAGGGTAAGGAAATGAGGGTCTACATAGGCTACCAAACCCAAAAACCGCATTATTCTCTCAAAAATAAACATTTCGTACCATTCCCATAGGCTACGCATAGGATACGCATAGGCTACGGATTAATTATCCCCAATTTTGACGAATTTCTGCATCTATGCTTAATTTCAACCCCGTATAAATATACTTTTGTGCTCCACGAGGCCCCTTCTTCATTTTTTTCACCTGCGGGAATGCTCGAATAACCTCCTTGCCGAAATTCTTATCCGACAAATGATTATATCCATGACTCCCACACCAATGAGCATAAGCCGTGTACATATCCGAAGTACCTATTCCCATATCCGAAAATTCGGCATACTCGTAATTATCCTGCAAGAACATTCCTGCGGGATTAGCTTCTCTCCGTAACGTAGCCTGTAGCTCTTTACTCTCCTTGGGTAATATAAATCGGTCATTCTTCATTAAAGTGTTCATCCCCCGCAGAGCCCAGTTAAATATCCCCGGCATCTCTGCTTGGAATTTAACCTTCAAATTAGGGTCGATAAATTCTTTGTTGCTTCGATCAAACGTGGCCAGCAACAGCCTTCTCCACGTTCCCCCAGACTTATCGGTAAATGAGGGGAAACTATTGGCCGACATCATTAATTTGGCTGTAGCCTTGGCGTAGAAGGTTTTTCCGTACTTCTGTTCAAAAGTTAAAAGGTCTTCGCCCGTCCACTCCTTAATCAACCCCTCCGTCTTGGGATTTAACTCCTCCTCCACGTCCGCCGCCACATTCAATAGCTTCCCATACGTCCCATACAGGGCAAATCTGTTCGTAAAACTCCGCAGAGAGATACCACTACAATTGTTTTTTCCCACCAATTCCATCAATACATTGACAAAAGTCCCTTTTCCCATACCAGCTTCGCCCAAACACATTAAGAAAACCTGATACTTATTTGTAGGCATAAACAGGTATCCCGCCCATTGTTGCAGCATATCCGCTAAAACTTGATTACCGTTTGTAACCTGCTCAATAAATATCTCCCACAACGGGCATGTTGCCCCCGGATCATACTTATAAGGTAATTGGGCCACAGAAAAGAAGTCTGGGGAGAGAGGTAAAAACTTAATCTTGTCCTTTTCAAAGGATAATATGCCGTTTTGCATCGTAATAGCCGATACCGGCACATCCATATTATCTTTATCATCCCGCCATGTGTTCAAAACCCTTCTTTCCATAAAATAGATAGGCCCCCGCAGATTATATTTAATCGTATTAATCAACTCCTGCGAAGGACTAACTCCTCCGGATGCTACGAAAGAGCGAATCTTCTCGTCTATATCCTCATCTATCTTATAGACCCCGTTTCGCCACTCATAAAAATCACCCCGCCAGTACACCAACTTCTCCTGCGGAGGATTAAAATGATCTTCGGGATTCTTTAGATGCCCAAAGAGTTCAAAATACTCCCGAGCCCACGTTAAAGGGCTTTTCACCTTTTTCTTAGCCATATCCGAACATCCTTCTACCTCCAAACAATAAAAAAGTGGGGGGCGGTATGGAGACCTCCGACCAGAGAGATGTGATTTGCCGCCCCCCGAAAATTGAATGATAACAAATTGTTCTGGTCGTCCGACTCCATATAACGTATTATACCATTTTTCGCCATAAAAGTCAACCTTTATTTATTTTTCCTCTCTGCGGAGGTTTTTTTGTTGACATTATACTTCAATTATGATATAATAAAGGTATGAATAGACGAGAGAATACACACAATAACAATTTTCACGGCAATACTCAGCCCCGATACGGCAAACCACCCAAACAACCTGCGGAGGTTAGGCAGGAAAAGCTGGTGGTAGTAGCGGTTGAGAATTTCTGTCCTTGTCATCAGACTGTTACTTTACGTTGTCGGGATCGAAATCACTGGGTTTTCATCTTTGTAAAATCCGTTCCGGACGTTAATTTTGGGGATATGGTATTGGCTCCTCGTGGAAAGGATGGATTATTTACAGACGGGGATTTCTATCTGTATTATAATCGAAAATTAATGTATCGTCTTCAATGCGACGATTTTCCCTCGGGATTAATGGAAGAAGTTATCGACAATAGTGCCGCTCAGATGTATCCGGACGAAGAATAGTTTCCCAGAATAGGCGTATTGCCTATGTAGGAAAGTATAATATTCTGGGAAATAAAACAAGAAATAAAGAGGAGAATAATAATGGAATTGGCTGATTCGGAATCACGCCTTGAATGGTATAACCGATGTTGTGAGTTACAGAACGCATTTAGTCAGGCAAGTAAAACGATTAAGCAACTCGAAGTGGAGAACAAGGACAGTAAAAAGAAATACGATGAGGCTGTGGCCGAACTCTGCGAACTACAACTGGAATATAATACTCTCGAAACCGAGAACACCAAGCTAAAAACCATAAGTGAAGAATTGCTGGCGTTTTGGACAGAGTACACCGGCTTTTCGGTTGAGGATGACCCACCCTATGTAGTAACAGAGTTATCGCAAATCCTAAAGGAGAAAAAAAATGAACGGGAAAGGTAGTAGGCGAAGAAATCGTCAAATATCTAAGGAAGAAGAAGAACTTCGGTATGACTTAGCTTATGGCAAAATTCCCCTTGTAGGATATATGTTACGATTACGGAAGCTTAAAAAAGAAGGAAAAATTACTCGCTCGGGAAGAATTATAAGATGAGTATATTAATTGACAAACTGATAGACAATAATACTACAGGGCCAAGAGCGGGGATTAATAATGAAAACGGTACTTCATCTTGGGTTATAGCAAAAAATATTGAGTTATTTAACCTCTGGGGTCGTATAAAAGATGCTTGGAGAATTTTAACGGGTAAGAGCAGAGCTTATCATTTTTATGAAGATGATTTGTTACGTATGTTGCAATTGCGGAAACTTAAAAAAGAGAGGAAAATTATTCGTTCAAAAAGGATGATAAAATGATTGTCGGAATTGTAGGATCACGTACTTTTACAAACCACGAAGAATTACGTGTCACAATAGAATGGCTTGGTCTTAAAATAACAGGTATAGTTTCTGGGGGTGCGGAAGGAGCCGATACATTAGCTGAATTGTTTGCCGACCGTTATAATATTCCAATTACTGTTGTTAAACCGGACTGGGGCAAAAACGGGGCGGCGGCGGCTTTTATTCGTAACGGGGAAATAGCAGCCAAATCAGATTTAGTGTTGGCTTTTTGGGATGGGGTATCTAAAGGTACAAAGGATACAATTAAAAAAGCCGCTCAATACAAAAAACCAACTATCATTATTTATGTATAAAGGTAAAAAATGAAAAACAAACATAAAAAAACACAGATGCCGGATTTATCCTATATAGGTAAGTCTCGATATATATGCGATGTTTTGGAGGAAATGAGAGTATCCATAAAAACCCTTAACTTTTCAAATATGCTTTCGCTGATAGAAGAGGTTCAGGTACTTGCAAATCGAATGGAAAGTGCATTAGATATGAAAAAAAGTATTAAAAAAATTCATACCGACTTGAGCAAATTAAAAGATGCACGAAAGGCTTTAGTTGCAGAATGTGAATTATTAATTAGGAAGAGGGATAAACATGTTAAATGATATACCTAAAACATTCAATCTGGGTGCGGGGGATTTGGTAGAGATAAAATTTCTGGAACAGATGTTTGGTATTACTCGTAGGGCGGCTTGTAAATACTTGAGGGCTCTCCGGATAAAACCAATGTATATTGGAAAACAGGTTTTCTTCTCTCTGCCTACGTTTCGCAGAATCATGTTTGTTTTAGGCTTACCCGGCTCCCCGGGATTTGTGTTTCCCGGCAGTCAGGGAAAGAACAACATCCGTTTGAGAAAAGACTCGGGGTTCATTACAGAAGTTACCGACGACATCCTCCGCAGAGCGGCAGAGCCCCAAGTGTTAGCGGAGATGAATGCTGCGGAGGGGAACGATTCGAGTGTGTTAAAAAAGTTTATTAAACCACAAAAGAATAAATCAGAGGAGAAGACATGAAAAAGAAACACGGTTGGATTTTACAAGCAGCGAATGGATTATTTGTAAATAGAGATGGCGGGGAAACTAATAAAATAAGGGATGCACATGTTTTTGAAACCCGTTGTATAGCAAGGGATGGCGATGATTGTATTTTGCCTATGGATGATGACGTTGTTCGTAAGGTGAAAATTAACAGAAAAAACGAAGCAGTTAAAGTTATTCCGGGAAGATAAATGAGTAATGAACAACCCTCGGTCGATGAAGTGACATCTATTGTTTTGTCGTATAACGATCCTCAGTTGATTTCCGTGGTTTTGGATACAATTGGATGGAGTTGTACGACTGAGATTATGGAGACTATTTCGATAGCGAGACAGAACAAAAATTTAGCTGCAAAGCTGGCAGCTATTAAGTACCTGCGTAAACTGTTGCAGGATGCCGCAGAAATGGCCGGAATGATAGGCTCGGTTTCTCGCACTATACCGGGTACGGACGGGTCTCAGACTACTTTTCATGCTAAACGTGTGGCGTTGGCGTTGAATCCGGAACGAAAGAAAATAACTTCAATACAGAAGGAGATAACAGATGGCCAAACAGAACAAAAAACCGAAGGGGATATTGGAAGCAATGGGAACGATAGCGGAGGAGTTGCCGGAGCAGACACAGGACGAAGTGGTGGAGCAAGCGTTGGCGGAAGCGAAGACGGAACAAATGGTGGAAAACTTGGAGCAGACAAACAACCGGACAAAGGAAACAACCCCCTCCTCTATGAATGCCCCCCTAAAGAAGGAGAAACTGGAGACCCCTGTATCCAGCACCGACTCCCCACTTGTGATCCCGCCCTCTATCCCGGAGTCTCCTCCGCAGGGAAAGACAACCCCAAAAACGGTTGATATTGTGGACGTAGATTTACAACGGCTAAAAGACTACGTTCAAGGAGAAGAATATTCTATTAATTGGGTTAGGTTACACTTATCGAATCTGGGGCGTATTCCCAATGTGATTCCGGTAATGACTTTGTGGAATATTCCAACTTGGAAGGATATTCCCGAAGATGTTTACAACGTTGTTATGACGGACGGCTATCTTGAGAATATTTGGCCAAGTCTGAGCATGATAATGGGGTCGTCAAGGGATAACCTGTATTGGACAGCGGGGGTTCTTACCACTATGGCTTTGTTTGATGCTATTCGGATGTTAGCAACCTGCGGAGAAAAATGAAAATATATAGGCCATATCCGTTGTATCCACTTCCCGAAGATTATGAGGAATTAACCTCCGCAGGGCAGAAAGAGGCTCGGCTGGCTGTGCTGAACGACCAGTCGTCTCCAATGAAATTGGTGGAGGCGTGGGATTTTTTCCGAAAAGTATATCTTGGAGGAACACAAGAAGCGGTTTTCTATAAAGATGGCTTCTGTGAAAGTCCTAATTTTCATGCAGACATGGTTTATGATTTGGGACGATTTGCTCGAAATGCTTGGGCGGCTCCTCGTGGTAGTGCTAAATCAACGGTGATTGTATTGGAGGTTCCAATTCTGTTGGCCCTGACTCGTCCTTACTATGAGATTTCGCTTAACTTCTCTACGGATAGGCAGAAAACTCCACGGTTCGATACTATAATGACGCAGTTCCAGAACAACGAACTGATTAAAGAGGATTTCGGGAGTATGGTTCCTCTGCGGGGGAGGGGTGTGTGGAACCACGAGCATCTACAATTGAGGAACGGGGCGATAATTACCGGACAGAGCGTAATGGGCAAGAAGAGGGGTGGGCGTCCGAGGTTGTTGATTATGGACGATCCTGAGAATGATCCCGATTCGGATTCCGAGACATCGAGGATGGCGGTTATTGAGAAGTTTGAGACGATGTTGTTTAAGCAGATGATCCCCATGCTCAAGCAGGGGTCGAGTATGTTTTGGGTGGGAACCCTTATTGATAGAAAGTCATTTTTGTTTCGAGCAACGACGGGGGACGATCCTCGATTTGATTTCTGGAATCGAAAAGTTCTTCGGGCGATTGCCTATGATAAAGAGGATAAATCGAAGGTGCATATACTTTGGCCTTCGATGTGGCCGCAGGATGTTCTTGAGGCGAGAAAGAAAGAGATAGGAGCTTCGGCTTTTGCATCTGAGTATTGCAATGAGCCAATTAGTGACTTGGATAGAATCTTGTTTGTCGATCCGAGAAAAAATGAATATATGGTCGATGGTCATTTTGATTGGCAGAACCCTTTATCTAATACAAATAAGGTTCATTGGCAAGAACGTGTATTTGATGACGATAACGACCATCGTACATATACAGAACATTCCAAACCTTATGGCGAACATGTAGGGCCGATGTTCCGCATTCTCTTATTTGATTATGCAAGTGGGTTATCGTCCTATCACGACTATTCGTGTATCGCCGTTGTAGGATTTGATACTCTGGGAACGATGTGGGTTCTACACATGTGGCTCGGTCGGGCCAAGAAGGATACGTTGTTGCGACTTATTTACGAGAAGGGATTGGCATGGCGTGTGAGAATCTTAGGTATTGAGGCCGTGTCCATACAAAAGGACTTTGCGGAGGCTGTTCAAACTTATGTGACCGAACAGGGGGAGATACAAGGAAATCAGTGGCGGGGTCGGGTATTCCCGATTACATATCCGGCTAAGGAATCTAAGGCTCAGAGGATTGCTTCTTTGGAATGGCGATTCAACTCGGGGCGGATTAAGTACCCGGCACATTTGGCTTCAAAATGGCCTTACGACCAGATGTATGCCCAGACTGCGGATTTTACGATGGATTTGGCTTTGTTACAGCATGACGACGCCATAGATACGTTGGGAATGAGTAAGCACGTCGTTAAAACACGAGGAGGCGTTCTGCGGAGGGAACGAGGAAAGCCGGGATTGATGGAAAGGATTATAAAGAATCAGCTTGTGGTGGACGGGTTGCCGATGTTGTCGGGGGTTAGTACGTCTGCAATATCTAACGAGATGATGAATGTTATGTCGAAGCAAGCTCGAAAAAGAGTAGTCGAACCTAATGATCGAAGATTAAAGCGAATAAATCCAAAAATAATCCGATAAAACTCTTGAAATATATGGGATTTGTGGTATAATAAAGAGATGGTTAGACGGGAGAAATCTTTATGCTTGAAAGCTTAATGCCTCTTTTTATAATTCTCTTGGGGGTTATTGCCATTACGATTTATGTATTGGTCGCAGCCTTACAGGATTGTACTAAGCAGATTACTAAGACTAATAAAAAATTGATTATTATGATGGGCGTCCGAGATGGGGGGGATGCCGTCGGTCGGGCCCTCGTGGCCTCGGCTCGAAAACCAAAGAAAGACCTTCCGGGGGTTGCGAAAACTCCGAAGGAACCTGCGAAAACAGGGTTAAAAATGACTGTTGGGGTTAGATAATGGGATATACCTTTCAATTTCCCAAGGATACGGTTCAACGGGAAGACGTTGTTGCTAATATCTTGGTGCAAGGAAAGAGTATGCGAAATGCTCTGGCGGTCAAGTGGTACGTCAATAATTTCTATATGCAGGGTGTTCGGGATTTCTCTTCAATAGATTTCACAAACGGCACAGTTACTGTTGGGTATCTGGATGAAGTGGGAATATTGAAGTTTAGGTATGAGGAAATCGTATCTATGTATCAGTCCCAAATGGGACGCCTTATGGGTCTTAATCTTTCTCCGATTGTCGGGAAAAAAGGTGTTAGTCTGGACGGGATGCGTAAAGCCAGTATCGGACAGGTGGTTCTGGATGCCGCCATAACACAGGATAAAGTCAATAAGTTAAAGATAGATTTACTTCCACCCCTTATGCTTTACGGAACTATTGGTCTTGGGTTGTGGGTGGAAGATTCCGATAGTATGGGGATTGAGGTCATACCGCCGTGGGAGATTTTACCTATCCCGATGGATGTATCCGGCCCTACCGATGTTCGAGGAATAATGCGAGTACGCTGGGTTCCCGTCGAATGGATAAAAAATCTGTCGATAACCCCTTCGGAAAAATCTAAAAAATATAAAGGCATTGATGAAATGAAGGTTCCTTCCGGAAGGTTACCGATAGACTTAGACCCTGCGGGGGGTAGTCTTTCGGCTATGAGTACGGGAGGTGGGGGTTATTATGTTCGTTCTACAGAGACTGAAATGGGCGGACGTAAAAAGAAGAAGGACGAAAAAAATGTTCCTATAACTCAGTTGATTGAAGTGTGGACGGAGACCAGTGACGGACATCTTGCAGAATATAGTGTTTATGCTGGAATTACAAAAGTAAAGCAATTATTTGTTCACGATCATTCCGAATCAAAATACCACATGCCTATTCGGATTATTAGAGATGTGACGGTAGGTAGCTTCTGGGGTCGTAGTTATGTTGACCAATTAATTCCGATGAACCACGAACTTGAGATTGCTCTATCGAGTGTATTTCAGTCGGTGTCGGATTTTGACTTATACGGAATACAGATGTGGCCCACGACACTTGGAACACCGCCTTTAGCCCTGCGGGGGCAAGACGGAATAAAACGTATTACGTATGAGCCGGATTATACGTCTCCGGATTTGAAACCATTCAATATTGAACCGGCTAAAATGACGGCTCCACAGTTGCAGGCTGTACAGTTGGCGTCAACATTGTTGGGAAAGATTGCAAATCAACCGAGCGAGATGATGTCGGGGGAGGCTCCGGGACGAGTTGATTCCTCCGCAGGTTTGGGTTTTTTGTACGAGACTTCGGGTGTACCTTTGTCACCTGTGGCTAAAAGCATAGCAGAGGGCGTCTCGGGGGTATATAGAGCAGCATTAAGAATTTTGAAGGATACATGGACAGACCAGAAGGTTGTAAGTTTGTCTAATTTAGATGATTCGTTGGCGGGGATAATTTTGGATGCGGAGACGGGAACACTTAGTCTTTCACAGAACGCTATTCCATATCCGGATGAAGTTTCGATTACGATTGCTTCGGAAGTACCTGTGTCAAAAGAGCAGCAAAAGATGGAACTTAAAGAAGCATTTAGGGAGCAACGTATAACTTTGGATGAATTTAATTTTGAGGTTCGGAAGAAGGGACTTGATATTCCTGTTGGCGGGGAATTTGAGTGGCAATCATATCGTCGGGCAATGCTTGAGAATATTCAGTTGTTCCGAGATGGCCAGACGCCGGGTAAAATTATAATGAATGAACGTGATTTACACCGGATTCATTTGATGGTGTTGGATAGCTTTATGGCTCGTCCGGAGTTTTATGCGGCATCTCAAAAAGTACGGGATGCTTTCGTTGAACATAGGGATGAGCATTTTTACGCACAGGGAAATCTGCCGGAGGGGATGCCTCCAATAGAAGATGCGGCGGGGTTGATGTTAGAACAACCAGAAGCCGGAATGGAAGGAATGCCCCCGCAGTGATAATCAATTTTAGAGGATAAGATTATGAGATTACGTTTCAAAATTGTAGAGTGGCTAATACTAAAATTATCGGTATATGAATTGGGGAGATTATTCTTCATTTGGCAACGGACACAAGAAAAAAAATTTTCTGGGGATTCTACGAAGAAATTTAGGGATGATATTACAGCCGAAGTCGTTACTTCTGAAACACCCTTAAAATTTACTATACCCACTTTAAGTTGTCCTTGTTGTGGCGAAAAACTAACAGAAGAAAGAATGAAAACAATAAAAAAAGACTCCCGATTTTTCTCTTGCGGTCTTTGGAGGTAGTAACGATTTTTTAGATAACAAATAAGTGAAAGGAAAACAAATGCCAGACCCAGTAGAGCCAAAAGAAAACGAACCAATTGTGCCGGGTACGCCAGCAGAGCCGAATACTCCCGTGGAGCCTAAGACACCGAAAGAGGAGTCTTATGAGTTGGTGGTAAATGGGGAAAAGAGGGTGGTTACTCTTGATGAGATGAAACAGTTGGCACAGAAGGCAAGTGGAGCCGATGCTAAATTCCAAGAAGCATCAAACCTCAAGAAAGAGGCGGAAGATGGGATAAGGATTAAGAGCCTTATTGACCGTCTTTCAAATACAGATACGCCCTCAGAGGCAGAAATTAAGGAAATAGCCAGTATGATTGGTGTCGATCCTAACGAATTTGCACAGTATTTAGCGGCGGAAGAAAAACCCACCCCCGCAGATAAAAATACCCCCGCAGCAGTGTCTAATAAACTGAGTAAAGAGGAGATAGTTGAAGCGTTGGGTTTTGACCCTGCGGAGGCAAAGTCGATTTTGGAGTTTTCGCATCAGAGGCATATAGAGGCTACTCGACAAAAAATTCGAGAAAATTCGGACGAAGTGGTTGACAAGGATGAGATTTTTGGTAAAATGAAGATAGGCGATGGCGGCGAGGATCGTTTAGCCGTCGTGAAGGATATGGTAGCAGAGGATGTTCTCAGAAAAATTCAGGATGGAGGACAGTTTGGAGCCGAACTTGTGGCGGCAAGTGTTCAAAAGATACGAGCCCACCTTACCAAGTTTGGTATGCCAAACAAGCTGGACGTATACCCCCTAACTTTGGGATTAGGCCCGGGCGGAAGCTTGCCATCGGAAGTACAATCCGAGAATCCGATTGAAAGAATTAGTGCTGCTGAGGACGATAGCGAAGATAACTTCGTTAAACGAGCAATGCAGAAGGGTTTGCAGATGCTTCGGAATAAGCAGTCGAAATAATCGGAAACATTCCTTTATGCTATATACGTAAGGTAACGTGTGTTACCTTTAATGTAAACAAGTAACGTGTATAGTTAGAAAGGTTTTCAGATGGCACAAGCTATTGACTTGCTTAATGATATTGTAAGAGACGAGCTTCCAAGGATGTTCGTCGATTTGGAGCCGAAGGTTGCTCCGGTATTTAGTAGAATTAAAAGAACTGCATTTGGGGTTAAGAGTCAAGACGGCCTCGGCAAAGGTTATGCAGTAATTCACATGTACGAAACAGGGATGGCTGGCTCGTTTGAGTCTGGCGATCCTCTCGGCCCGGCCATGACTTCCGTTGAAGGCAATCAGGCACAGATGCTTGCTGTCGGCGATGCCGAGTCTAATCTGAGTATTTTCCCGGCTGCGACTTCCGTTCCTCATACAGGTGAAGTTAAACGGTCGCTCGTTCTGCATAAGATTGTAGGTAATTATAGTATTCCTACTGCGTGGAAGCAGTTGGATATGCTTAATGCTGCTCAGTTGAAGAAAGTGGCAAGAGACCTTAAAGCGGTTGCCAAGCAGAAACTTCTGTACGAGGCTTCCAGTTTTTTCAGTCACGAAGTTACAAATGATGCCGGATATGTAAATCAGGTATTAGGTCGGATTTCGGCTATTGCCGAACATGACGCATGGGCGGATTATATTGTTCTTACGCTGGATGAACAGTATGGTCGTATAGCGAATTTCGGTAATGGCCAGAGAATTGATATTGTGGCCGATAGTTCGGGAACTCTTCAAAGTGGCGTAGCTACGGATGGTTCGGACGTAAGAAACTATACTGATTCAACGACCAAATATGTTCATTTGATTGTTGTCGATGTGGATTATCTCGGCAAGAAAATCACCCTGCGTCCTCTTAATTCGGATACAGGCGGGTTGCCTGATTACACTGCTGGATACGGTTCAAGTACCGTTCCGGGCGTGGCGAACGATTGGATTTGTGCGGCCAGAACGACTCGACATATTACAGGTTCTCGTCCTCAGTTTAGTTGGGGACTGAATAGTTGGATTAAATCGTCTGGTTCTATTCTCGGCGGTGCTGATGAAGCAAGCGGTCTTGACCTTGACCTTTATAGTATGTTCAAGAGTCAGGTTAAAGCCGTGAATGCGTCCTTGACGGATGATATAATTAATGGTTATATCGGCGGGTATTTGGATGCTTATCCGGATGAGACGTTGGATACGATCATTACGACTCAGGGTGTGCAGCAACAGTGGTTGAAGCAACCGGGTCAGTATAACAACCATCAGAACTATGAGCGGACGGGCAAAGCCTTGTCGTTCAAAGGTGGTTGGTCAAGTATTTCATACGAGTTTGGCGGACGGGTATTCGATTGGATTATGAGTCCGATGTGTTTGTCCAAGACTCTGTATGGGATGAAGTTTGGCGGGAATAACATTGTACGTTATGGGCCTCCGAAGATTGGCGGAAGTAATGCCGATATGGGGCCGGAGATTGAGTTCCTCGCCACGTTGGGCGGACATTCGGGCGT